TTCTACAAAAGGAATGATAGAATTTTTTTTGTTAAATTAACTAGAAAATATAAAAGTAAAGAAGATGTACAAGATTATTTACTTGCTAATTTTTTGATATACCCAAAAGGTTGGGTCGGTAAGTTTAATGAAGATAATTATACAGAGTGGAAAAAGAAAATACAAAGTTTGACTTATACATTTAAGTCAGAGATAGAACCAATACTAGATAAAAATCTAGTTGCCGTATCTAAAAACAAACACCCTAAATTGTTAAAAGATTATCTTGGTAAAAGAGTTTCACTAGAAACTTTAGTTATACTAGACAGTATATTGAGTTTTCATAAAGAGTGGAATACAAAACTTATTGATGACTATGTTTGGAAAGATGTATATAAACTTATGAATGATTATAAGTCTTTTTTAAATTTTGATACTAACAGTTTTAAATTAATATTAAAAGGATTAATGGTGTGATATGAGTAAGGCAATAGTTTATGGAAATGGTGAATCTCGTAAAGTTTGGGATGTAACCAAAGATTATAAAGGATTTACTACATGGGGTTGTAATGCCGCTTACAGAGATTGTAAAGTTGACAATCTAGTTGCCATAGATTATGGAATACAACAAGAAATATATCAATCTGGTTATGCATCTAATAACTCTTGCTGGTTTGCAGATTGGAGTACACTAGAACAGTTTCATCCAGAGTTTCTAATGATGAACTATCCACGAGAATTAATTTTTCAAACTGATAATCCAAACAATAGTGATATTTGTGTTGTACAAGGAAAAGAAGCAATAGATGCAGAAAGAAACTATCAAGAGATGATAAAGAACTTTCCATATCTTGACAAAGAAGATGTTAAAAAAAAATGTTATAAGAATGTGGGTCTATATGTTACATGGTTACAAGAGAATGATAAGATTAAAAATATAAAATATCCTAAAGCATGGTGTGCTGGAGCAACTGCAATGTATTTGGCATGTCAAGAGGGTGTAAGTGATGTTTATATGCTAGGATTTGATTTAAGTAGTTATGATGAACCTTTGAATAATATCTATAAAGGAACAGATAACTATCTACCAGAAGAAGCAAAAGGATTTAATGTAGATAATTGGTTAGTACAATTAATTGAAATATTTAAGAACTTTCCAGATACTCAGTTTCATTGGGTAGATGACCACAATAACGAGAACAAATTACAGATAAAAAATGTTAAAGGAATTAATTATAAAACACTTGACAAAGTATGTCAGGGGCGAGTATAATGACCAGAATAACTATTATAAATAGTTATGTATCGAAAGATACAATATTTAAACATACGACAACATACGAAAGGAGAAAATAAGATGTCTTTAGATAGTCTAAAAAGTAGTGGTTCGCTGAATAAGTTGCTTGATGCAGCTAAAGGTGAAACCAAACCTCAAGAGAAAAAATCATATGTAGATGAAAGACTGTGGAAACCAGAACTAGATAAATCTGGTAATGGTTATGCAGTACTTCGTTTCTTACCAGCAGTTCAAGGTGAAGACTTGCCATGGGCGAAAGTTTGGAATCATGCATTTCAAGGCCCAACAGGTCAATGGTACATAGAGAACTCTCTTACAACTCTTAATCAGAAAGACCCTGTATCAGAACACAATACTGCATTGTGGAATACAGGTTTAGAATCTGACAAAGAGATTGCTCGTAAACAAAAAAGAAAGTTACAATATTTCTCTAATGTTTATGTAGTAAGTGATACTAAACACCCAGAGAACGAAGGTAAAGTATTCTTGTTCAGATATGGTAAGAAGATATTTGACAAAATTACTGCTGCGATGTCACCTGAGTTCGAAGATGAAAAAGCAATCAACCCATTTGATTTTTGGGAAGGTGCAAACTTTAAACTTAAAATCAGAAAGGTAGATGGTTTCTGGAACTATGATAAATCAGAGTTCGAAGATACATCAAAACTTTTTGAAGATGATGAAGCAGTAGATAAAGTTTGGAAAGGTCAATACTCTCTTGCAGAGTTTACTGCACCAACAAACTTCAAATCTTATGACGAGTTAAAAACAAGACTAGATGCAGTTCTTTCTGGAACTGTAAAAGTTGGTAATGTCGCTGATACAATGGATGATGCTCCTGTAGCAAAACCTAAAGTTGACACAAAACCTACAACTACAAAAGTGGAAACACCTGTAGTTGAGGAAGATGACACATTAGCGTATTTTGAAAAACTCGCTGAGTAATCTTTTAAATACCCCTGTAAAAAGGGGTATTTTTCTTTTATATCCCTTATAAATAGTACATGGAAAAAACATCAGGAAGAAGTAAATACATCCAGAGTGTACTAAAAGCAGCAGGGAAAAAACCTAAATCTGTCGCATGGTTTCGTAAAAAAATTAGAGAATTTGGTACACCAAAAGAAGCTGATTTGATTCGTGATGGAGCATATATAACATCAACACCTACCTTTGGTCTACTAAATATGTTTATGTATCAACCTAAACTAAAAGATAAGTTGCCATATTATGACAGATTTCCTTTGGTATTACCGATTGAACAATATAGTGATGGGTTTTTAGGAATTAATCTGCATTATTTGAATATACCTATGAGAATTAGATTACTAGATAGGTTAACAGATTTTCTTAATAATGAAAAGTATGATTTATCTACATTTGTAAATGCAGATTATGGTAAGTTAAAAAATATAAATTTAATTAAACCTTGTTTAAAAAGATATTTAGCAGTACAAGTTAGGTCTAAATTCAGAAGGGTAGAATCAAATGAATTTGTGGTTGCAACTTTATTACCTGTAGGAAGATTTGAGAAACAGTCAGCTAAACATATACATGCTAAATCAAGAGGAATGATAAACGGATGAGTTTTGGAAGTTTTATAGATGCAAGTTCTTCAGCAGTATTAAATGAAATACTGTCGTCAACCCATGATAGTAATGGAATGGCATTTCCTTCAAGGTATGATGTGTTATTTTTACCACCATCAGGAACTAGAGGAACAGGTGGTGTAGGTGCATCTACTAATTTATTCTCACAAGTATTATTAGGTCAAGTAGGTGGGGGAGATGTCAGAGATGTATCTTATCAATGCAACTCTATTGAATTTCCAGCTAGAACTATTGATACCACTAATGATGAAAATATGTATGGCCCAGCAAGAAAGATTGCACAAGGATATACTTATGGTGATATAACTGGCAAGTTTTATTGTCATAATGATATGAGAGAAAAAAAGTTTTTTGAAACTTGGCAAAGACTTGCATACAATCCACAAACATTTGCTATGGGTTACTATGATGATTATGTAGGAACAATACAGATATTTCAATTAGATGCAAAAGGCAATAGAACATATGGTTGTGAGTTAATTGAGTGTTTTCCAAATACTATTGCAGCTCAACAACTAGATGGTACTCAGGCAGCTGGTGCCCAAGAAATAAGTGTAGCATTTAGTTACAGATATTGGAAAAATTTAACAGACGAGGCAAGTTTACCCAAACCATTATTAGAAAGACTACAAGGGGTTCTTGCAAATCAAGTAGAGAGAAAATTATTAAGCAGAATACCAAAAGTATTAAGTAGATTATAAAAACAGGAGTGAAAAATTATGGCTTTACCTAAACTTGAAACGCCGGTTTATACTTTAAATTTACCATCAACAGATGAAGAAATAAAGTTTAGACCTTTCTTAGTAAAAGAACAAAAAAGATTAATGATGGCACAAGAATCAGATAGTGCTATTGAAACAATTGATGCTATAACTCGATTAATTTCTGACTGTACTTTCAATAAATTAGATGGTAATAATATTGCTATGTTTGATGCAGAATATGTGTTTTTACAGGTGAGAAGTAAATCAGTTGGTTCTAAAGTAGAATTAAATATAACTTGTCCAGATGATAAAAAAACAAAAGTACCACATACTCTTGATTTAGATGAAATCAATGTAGCAATGTTTGATGACCATACTAATGAAGTGCAACTAACAGAAAATATTAAAGTGATTTTTAAATATCCACTTTTAAGTACTTTTGCCGCATATTCAACTAAAAGTAGTACAGCAGATATGATGTTTAAATTAATAGAAGAATGTATTGATGAAGTACACTTTAAAGAGGAAATAACTAATAGAGTTGATATGTCAAGTAAAGAGTTGACTGAGTTTATTGAATCCTTATCAACTGACCAATTTATGCAAATGACAAAGTTTTTTGAAACTATGCCAAGACTTAGACATAAAATAGAGGTAAAAAACCCAAAAACAGAAGTCACTAGTGAAGTTATGTTAGAGGGAATACAAAGTTTTTTAGTGTAGGGCTCTCACATGAGAGCCTCAGTAATTACTACAAAATGAATTTTGCACTCATGCAACATCATAAATACTCATTGACAGAGTTAGAAAATATGTTGCCGTGGGAAAGAGAAATATATGTAGGAT